TTAGTAGAGGAAGTCCATGATCCTGTATTAATTAAAGATGAACTAATATAACCTATAGAAGTTCCATCATTACCATTATATATTTTATTAGCTGCGGTTAATTCAAATCCATTTGAACTACCACTTGTTATCATTACTGACCACCAATCATTATTTAAAAATGGAAATGATATACTAGCAGAATTACCAGCTGTTACATCTGGGATCCATTTCAAATTAGTATATTGATAAGAAGGATCCTGAATAGAAGATGAATATGAACCACTAAGTGATCCTGAACCGTTATATTCTAATACTAAATCTGATACTAAAGTAGAACCATTATATAAACTAAATAATGATTGAGATAAATTAGTAGGTGGAAATTTTTCGGATTTAAATCTAAGTTCAACTGTGGAAGGTCTATTAGAGGGGGAAAACCATCTTCCATTTACTTCCCAGGAACTACTAATATAATTTTCAGCTACATTAAGATGTGTATTATTAAAATTATTAAAATATAAATCATAGTCATTGGTATTTACCTTATCTTTACCGCCAAATTCAGATATTTTTAGTATAGTATCAGATATACCATATGAACTTATTAATGCTCGTAACCCAGCAAGGGTTCCTTTTGATTTGAGCAGATATGGAATATTATGATATATTCTTTTATATAAAGACTTATTAACATTATCTAAAGGTATAATATCATTTGAAGCAGATATTAATGTATCTACAAATTCCATTCCCGTAGATACTGGAGTTGATCCTGTAATTTCTGGGAAAGGAAATAATGATCCCTCGGGGGTTAGTCCTAAAAATGCGGTATATAAATCTTTAGTAGAAAAATTATTTTGATATAATTTAACTCCAAAATCTTTTATAGCATCAGATACTAAATCTTTAGATACACCAAAGTCTAATCTATTATCAGCATTATATTTTTGAGTAATATCTTTTGTATATAACCAAACATTATCATAATATTGAGCAACCATGTCAATAAACAATTCATATTGTCTATTATCTGGGTCCTCTCTTAAGTATTCCGGTATAGATTTAAGTAATTGATCTTTATTTTCATTATCATAATTAGATGCTGATAAAATTCTACCTCCAAAATATGCAGATGTTTCTATATCACTACCATACCAATTTAAAATTGCCGTGCTACCTGTTTTTGCTAGTTCATAAGGAGGAGATAAAGTAGTTTTAGGCCATGAAAGACTAGAACCACTATTATAATACATAAAATATTCAAACCTATCAAAATTTTTAATAACATCAGTTATTTTATCTTTAAAAATTAATTCACTTTGATTTGAACTAGTAATATTTTTTAAATTTGATAATGATCCTGAATAGGATTCCAATAAACTTACTTTATAATAAAAATTTTCTATACGAGTTTTTGCAGAACTAAAATGAATAAAATTATTAAAATTTGTGTAATCTACACTAATATTTAAAGATGAATCATTTATTATATTTTGGATTTGATTAGAAGAACTAGTAATAGAGGTAGAAATTATATCATTATAGGATAAATTTAAAGATGAATTATTAATTTCTTCATTAAGAGAAATGTTAAAATTTGGGCCCTGTATTATTTCAAAATCCTGAGTTCTAATAGGTTCTATAGGGTAATCAACTTGAAATGCCTCTGATTCATTTATAGTGGTAACTATAAAAGTTTCATCTTTTAAATTAAAATTACTAGGTAAAGGTTCATATAGTTTAATTAAAATAGTGGGATTTGTAGTATTTTCATTATCCAGTTTAATATTATTAGCAATAACTAAATTATTATCACTAAAATTAAGGTAAAAATCTACAAAATATTCACTATTTTCTCTGAATTCTATAAAACCTGTAGTATCAAATATTATTTCGTCTGATAATAATTGATTAGAATTTAATCTAATTTCGGTTCTATCTGAGGATATTTCGGAAATAAATAATTTTTCTTCAAATTGATCACCTATTTGATTTTGTAAAAAATTATAATATGCCACATAATTACCCTGTTCAAAACCTTCTTCAATAATATCTATTTCGGGGTCTATTATAATATTAGTAGTATCATCAGGATTTACCTGTTCTACCCTATAATTAGTATAATTTAAATTTGAAGATAAAAGATTTTTATTTAAATCATATATAAAAAATTCAATATAGTTATTTCCATTTAAATTAGTATCTAAAGTAATTTTAGAAATAAGATTATCATCTTGAATTTCATATGTTTGAAATTCAAATGTAGAGGGATTTATTTTAGTAATATTAGCCATGTTTTATAATATTATAATTCTCCATTTCCTCCTTCTCTTAAATTATCCCTAGTTTTTTCTAAAACTTCTAATAAATCATCCTTATCTTTATTACTTGATCGGTTTTTAATATCTTTTTTCCACTGATTAAATTTTCTAGGATTTTTTTCATTTCTTTCTTTTTCAAAAGCTTGCTTTAAATCTTTTTTAGGCCCATTTATATTATTATTTTTTAGTTCACCTTTATCAAATAAAGTTTGTAGGTTTTTTCTTAATTTTCCATAACGTATATCAGGATCTTGAGGAGGAATAGGGGGATCCTCTAATGGTACATTAATTGTATTACTAATGGGGTTTTCTATAGGTTCTATTTCAACTTCTTCTAATGTAGGTATTTCTTCTTCTCCCCCTAATGTGACATTAGCTAAATTATTTTCCGCTTCTAATAATTGAGTTCTTAGTGTAGCTATTTCTTGTTGTAATGCATTTATTAATTCATCTCTTTCTTCAAATGATATATATTCTCCACTTGTTTTAACTAAATATTCATGTGATTCAGTGGGGCCAAATTGATTTATTTGATAAAAAAGATCATTATACATTTTAAAAAACTCTTGGACTGTAGGTTGTTCATCTAATTGTTGTTGAACTGTTTGAATCCCTAGCTCATTAAAAGTAACATCTATAGTTTTAATATAGGATCTTTTATCAAAAACTTCTTTATTTAAATTTATATCTTCAGCCATTAGTATAATGCATTTACTACTTTAAAGTAATAGTTATCATCTAATATTAAAGTAGATCCGTTTATATTTGTTTTAATACAAATTTTATAGTATCTTTCAGGTTCTAATCCATTCATGTAAATTGTAAAATGATTTCCTTTTTCATCAGCTGATAATTGTGTAAATGTATTATCATAATCTATAACATATTCATTAGTATCCAAATCTTTTATAGCATAATATGAAGCTGTTGGTAAATAACGTACTTGTGTAAATAATGAACCCGTTGAAAATATTCTAGTGGGATATTTAGGTGCTACATTTAACCTAAATCTATTAACACTATCAGTAGTAAAATAACCTGGGTTTTCGGCTAATGAAGATACTAAATTAGTAGTATCAACTATACTTGCAGTAGCTGAACCTGTTAAATTAGTAGAAAAGTCTTTCCATTTAAATTCTAGTTGTGGAGGATATATAGTATTAGTATCTAAACTATAAAACTGCATTACTGGTTGAATTTGGGTATTAGTATTAAATTCAACTGAGTCTTCCCATTTTATTATAAATCCATTATTATTAAAGGAACCACTATACCAATCTTCTACTACAGCTTTAGCATTTACTTTTAAATCTTTTGTTGTTCTTGTATCAAATGATTGGGTTACAGCATATAAAGTACCATCTGAACCACTATAGTACCAGGCTCCTCCTCCCTGAGTAGCAAATTCAGAGTTAAATGAACTTGTAACATAGTGATTAGTAGAATCTGATCCACTTCCAGACCATGGAACTAATGAATCTGAAAAATTGGGTGAAGTCCATGAACATCCATCAGTAGTTTGAGGCACATCTAAATAAGTGCCAGTACCATTAAACCAAAATTGAGCTACTGGGTGTACTTCTAAGTCTGTGGATTCTACTACACCCTGTGCCGTTGCTATATATGCCTTTAAATCTACATCCCAAGTACTAGTTACAGGTTTTATTCTATTATTTATAACATCCTCAATTTCCGATTGTACAAATTCTATTAAAAATCTAGCTACTTGAGGGTTAGTATCAACTGCTATATTTAAATTAGATATATCTAAAATAGGATCTATTCCTGTATTCATCTTAGGATAAAACGAATACATAGTAGCATCTTTATTAGGAAATAGTTTATATACTGCCATAATTTAATTTTATAATGGTACTACTCTACCTTTTATATCACTATTAGGATATTTAACTTCAAATATGCTTGGATCCAAACTGGGGTATATTACTCTATTTTGGGTAGCAGATGAAATATCATATCCATATTGTGAATATCCAGAAGAAGTACCCGCTTTATTAGTTATAATAATATCTTTAACAGTTTGAACCCCACTTATTTTATCTAATCTAATAAATATTTCTCTTAATAAAATAGGTTGGTTAATTTGCCATTTATCTCTTGAAAAGTATTCCTGTAGAGAGGTAATACATGACAATATAACATCATTATTATTAAAATTAGGAAATACTATAATTTCAAAATCAATGGTTATGTTTATTACAAAAGCATCTTTTATTTCAACACTATCTCCAATAATTTTAAATTGCGTTAAATATGTTCTTAAATTATTTTTTAAAGCTTCACTAGCATTAGTAAATTCTTGATTAGCATTTTCTGATAAAATATAAAGATTTAAATTTTCTAAAGTACTAACCTGTGTATCCTCTACTTTTGATTTTTCAATAAATGCCTTAGATACTACACCAAAAATAGGAGGCATTGATAGGGCTCTAATCATATAATCATCCATAGTTACAGATCTTTTTTGAGCCGAAATAGATAATAAAGTATTTTGTCTTAATTGTTCAAGGGTATCTCCTGCTGATCCCCCACTGGCTGCTACTGGGTTTGTAACTGTTAAGGATCCAAATATATAATTAGCTGTAATACTATTTAAATTTATGGAATTAAATTTAGTGTTAGTAGTATTTAGATTAATTAAATCTCCTACAGGAATATTGGATTCAACTCCCCCACCTGTTAAATACCTTATAGTTAAAGTAGTATTTGAAGGAGCTATGCCGTAAGTATTTGTAAATAAAAAATTTGTAGGTGAAAATGCAGTTGTAAGTTTATCCTGTTCAAATGGTAAACCTATACCTACATTATTTGGGTTTGGTGTTATTAATTCATCTGTATCATTAGGATTACCCGAACCAAATTGAATTTGTAAATTATTATTTGAGGTTAAACGTGTGATAAAACGTCTTTGGACTTTTTTTAATTTAAGTAAATAAGGAGTATCAATATTAGTTGAGTAATTTGGATCATTAACATTAGTATTTTCTATATTATCAAATACCATTTCTTGACCTAAATAATCTACTTCAAAATATTGATTTCCATCTGAGTCAAAAATATCTAATATTCCTATTATATTATCCGCAGTTATGTTTATAGTAGGAAATTGAGTATGTTCACCAAAAGTAAAATCTAAAGAATTAATATTCGAGGAAGTAGCCTTTCTAGATTTTTTTAAAAGAAAATATTGAGGATCTGTTCCTGCTATTTGATAAATAGAAACTTCAGTTGGATCTAAAGAACTCGAAAATGAAAAGTCACATTTATCTTCTATTAAAAAACTAAGGTTTGAATTTAAAGCTGAAGTTACTGTACTATTTTCCTCTACTATTAGGGCATAATCCATATCGGGCACATACTGACCACTAACTAATTTGGAAGGTACCTGTTGAAATAGGTCAATAGTAACTTGAGCAACTCCCGTAGCTTTTGGTTTATAACCAAACATATAGGCTAATTCATATAAATTATTTGATTGCCTTGCTAGTGTGGTGAAGGTTTCTTGTATATTATTATCTAAATAAAAAGATAAAACATCCCCAACGTACGCAGACATTTCCATAAACATCATACCAGGTGATGTAGGAGAAAAATCGTTATAGGTATTAGGGTAATAGGTTTTAGAAAATTCTACTAATTTTTCCCTAATATCAGAGAAATTTTTATTTAAATATTTTATATCTCTACTTACTTGTGTCATTATTCAAAATCTATTTCTATGGTATCATTAATATTAGTATTTAAAACTTTATAAGAAAGGGAAATAGTTATAGAATTATTATCACTATTCCTTAATATTTCTAAATTAATTATTTGAATATTAGGGAAAAATAATTCCAAATCCGAATTAATTCTATCTTCTAAAAATTCAATATTATTATCTGAAATTTGTTCAAAAATAAATTCTCTTAAACCTCCCCCAAAGGTGGGATTTAAAAATCTTTCGCCTGGATTGGTTAAAAAATAATTAATTAAGTTATTTTTAATAGCTGCTTTAGTGGTATAATTAAGTCTAAATACTCCTTCAGCATTAAAGGGTATATCTATTCCTACAGCTGCACTTTTATTAAAGTCAATTGGGTATATTTGTTGCGCTTCAAATGCCATTATTTAGTCATTAATCCCATTATTTGATCCATATTAACTTCTCCACTAGGTAAAGCCCCATTTGGGGAAGTAGTATCTATATTGCCTGTGGGATTAAATGGTTTATTTCCAAATCCTTGGGCATGTGAACTATTCATGTTTAATCCTGTTTCACCTATAATATCCATATATTTTTGTCTTTGTTCTTTTAAATTTATAGGTTGAGTAACAGGTGGTGGGGTAGTTGAAGTTACAGTTTTATTTTCTTGGATAGGTTGGGGTGCAACTACCCTAGGTGCTTTAACTGCCTCTAATAAAACTTCCTTTAGCTCCTCTTGTATAGCCTCTTTAACGGCTGCTTTTATTATTTTTTTAAGTGCTTCGGTTTTCATGTTTGTGTTTTTTATAAATATTAAATTAAATAAAGGATTTAATATCCTCCACCTCCTCCACCTCCACCTATTGATCCCCCTGTACCACTTGAAACAGGAGTTGAAGTTACAGAAGTTGTTTGATTTCCTTGTGTAGTTTGAGGAGTAACCGATGATGCTACACCATCAATTGAAAGATTATTTTGTTTAATATAAAATGCTAACTCATTAATTAAAATTTGATCATCAGAAGAAAAGGATTCCTCTCCTCTTAACATTATTATTCCAGAAGGATTTTTTGCTATAGCTTGTCTTCTTTTTAAAGAATAATTTGTAGTGGATTCGGAAGGAATAACACTTAAAGTAAATCCATTAACAGTACGATCTATAGATTGACCCTGTTCCTCTTGTTCTTTTGTAATATTAAGTAATTCTTCAGTAAGTTGTTCCTGGGGTAATTGACCCTCAATAGCACACCCTTGAATTACTGAATCTAATAATGATAAATAATTTAATACTTGTTGCAAAATTTGAATTAATATAGTTAACACTAAAAGTGTAGTAGAGGAAATTAATTTATATTGTTGAAGTTTTTCTCTTATTTTATCTATAATTTCTTTAATAGGTTTAGATACATCTGGAGCTCCAAAACCTGCAACAGGAAATGCTAAATACAAATTATTTAAAACTTCAACCGTAATTTGAGATACTGAGATTGTTTTATCTATAAATTCTACTCCTACTTTTAAAGTAGTTAAAAAATTAAAAATGTTATTAAGAGATTTTGTTAGTTTATTCTTTCTTTTTATTAAAGCATTTAATTCATCTAAATTAGCAGGACAAGTAGCATTCATATCCCCAAATTTTTTACCTAAAGCATCCTTAGCTTTTGATATCCCAAAGGCCGCTATTAAAGTTAAAATTTGAGGTACTAAAACAGTTTTAATCTGGGTTATCAACTTATTAATAGCTTGTTGTTTAGCCATTTCAAAATCCGTTTTAGAAAGTTCTAATGTTTTTACTTGTGCATCTGGGGTAATAATTTCTTGTCTTATGGAATCTTCTAAGTCAAAAATATTAGGTTCTAAAATAATAATTCCCACATTACCATTATTCCTAACATCCCCTCCTAAATTAAAAGGTATAACTGTTTTTTCCCCAAATCCTGGATTAGAAATTATTATTGAAAATGTTTCGGTTTCTTCCCTTAAACCATTTAATTCGAAATCCCCGTTTACTTCTGAAGTAGTAGTGTCTCCTTTACTAGATATTATAGTAGCCCCAGAAAGTGGATTATTAGAATTATCCACTATTTTTCCAATTATTCTATATGGTATGGGATCTAATAAGGCCATTATATAGTTTTACTAACTTTAGATAAAATAACAGAATTACCACTAGAATCTTTATCAAAATCTGTTTTTATTCTATTTAACATAATTTCTACATCATTAGCAATAATTGATATAGGGTCAGGTGTAGGATTACCTGCAGGCCATAATTGTTGAACTTTAAGAATTTTTACTAAATTTAATAAAGATTTAGTTAAATCTAATAAATCTTTTCTTAATGTTTCACCCTTAACTAAGGGTTCAGTTGCATCCTTGCTTCCTAATTTAATATGAGTACCTACATCTATTACAAAATTAGCGGGAGTATCAAAATTAAAACCTTTTAAAGCTTCAAAACTTATAGTTCTTTGTGAACTTAACAATATATGGTCAGATTTAGAATTAAAAAGTAAACGCCCCGAATTTATTATTACTTGATCTCCTGTGTATGTTGATGGAGATGTTGGAGTTTCTTTTTCTCTTGGGGTATATGAAAAATATCTTTGACTAGCAACATTAATTGGTATTTGCTGTGTAGAAGTTAAGTATATTGATGAATTATCTTCATTTATATCTTCGTTAATAGAAGTCCATCCTTCATTGGAAGATAAAGAAGATTGCCCATTTCTTATTAAAGTAATTGGTTCTCCATTCTCCCCTGAATTAGACCAGGGATTTAGAGAAGAGGAATTAAAGGGTTTGGCTGTGCTCCCAAATCTAATACTATTGCCCCATCTACCTTCATGTATAATATCCCCAGCATATGGTAATAGGGGGTGAATATTATTTTTTTCTATAAAAGTATTTTGTGAAGGATTGAAAGGACTATTTAATTGTATTTCTGGTATAGAATTTGTACTCAGTCTAACAGATCCAGCTTGTGCATCTTCATAAGTTTTTTGTTCCGAGGGGGTTAAATTATTAAAATTAATTGGGTTAGGGTAAGCATTATGGTGAGGATGATTCCATAAATTAATACTATTAATGTAATAAAATGATTCATTAGAAGTTACTTTACCTATAGTAGTATTAGGTAATTTAAATATTAAAACCATTTCATTAACTAAAGGATAAGATGATAATTGTGGAAAAAGTGGTTTAGCTAAATTATTTTCCGGGGATATAAAATTATTAAATTCAAAAAATATGTTACCTATAGCTGTTGATCCACCATATTTTTCTATTTGAGGGTATTGAGTATTTAAAATAATATCTTTTACTCTTCCTATTTCTACTATTTTAGATTTTTGAAGAATATTAGATAAGTTTCCCTTATCTAAAAAATTATCATTTCTATTAGCGGATAATCCTTTTCTAAAGGGCATTATTCTTCTTTTTTAGGTGGTAATTGTAAACTTTGTATTTCTTTAAGTAGTTGTTCTTTTTCTTCTTCAGATATACCAAATCCATTTTCTTCATTACCCTCATTTGCAAATATACGTTGAAAAATAGTAGCTACTTTTATTAATGCTTCATCGTTTTTAATGCCCAATTCCATGTATTCTTTAATAAGTGGTACAATCATTGTAGCATCACCTATATCACTGATTAGAGGTTTTAATTCGCTAATTAATGCTGTAATTTGGGTTTCTTTTTTCTTTTGATTATCGTAGATTTCTTTAAGTAAATCTGAATAAGATTTTTTACCAAATACTTTTTTATCTAAATGACTCATAATTATACATTTTAGTTCGTGTATAAATATGATTATTTAAGATCTTTCAAAATCTATATATCCAGTTTCTAAATAATAAACATAGCTTTCTTTAAATAATCCATATAATTTACTAGCTATTTTGGTAATTTTAGGGGTTTTAACCTCTAAACCATGACTAGCCATTATTTCTCTTATATAGATATAAAGAGCTTTTTTATTAAATATTTCTAAATTTTCTCTTTTACGAAATAATTCTAATATAGCATCTGCTACTTTAGCATCATTACCTTTAGGAAAAAATTCTTCAAACCTTTCTTCAATATATATAATATAACTGTCTATAAAAGTAGATAATTTTTCTTTTTCTTTTTCCTCCCCCATGTTGTAAGAATAATTATCATCCTTAAATAATTCATCCACAGGTGCCTTTTGAACACGTTTTTTATAATTTTTTGTATTGTATACTATTAACCAATTTTTTGTTATAGTACCAAAATATGAATATGCTTTAGCCCCATTTTCTGGGTTGAATAAATGTAATTTAGAAAGTAAAAAAGTTATTATCTCATGTTGTAGATGTTCTATTTGATCTACTTCAGTGTAATAAAATTTAAAAGTATGAATTATATTTTCGGTTAATTTAAAAAAAGCATAATGAATTTCATTTCTATATATTATGCTTCTAATTTTAGGATCGGGTTCATTATTGTATCTAACAATAGCATTTTCTGTATCCTTAGTAAAGTAGTTTTTACTCTTGGGTCTTCTTTTTCTAACTGCCACAGGTATCATTTTATTTCTTTTAACTTGAAATCATTTAAGATTTCCTGAATATCTTGGATGGATTTAAAAAAATATCCAACCTCATCATCAGATTTAAATGTACCTTTTTGATCTATTTCTTTAAGTTTTTTGTCAGAAGCATCTATTGTTCTAGATAATCTATCAAGATAGTTTAGGTATCCCGCTAGTATATCTTCTTGTTTTTCATTTTTACGTAATAAATTAAAAGTAGTAAACCCTAATATTACCGAGGTTACAGAAAGTATACATAAAAAAACTACTTCCATTATAAGCTATTTAACATATTTTTTAAGCCTTCACTTTTCATTGAACCAAGAGTTCTAGTTTTTACATCTAATTTTTTAGCCTTAGGTTTATCTAAAACTTCTTCATTGAATTTAGAAAGCCATACTTGTTCGAATTCGATTCTTGCTGCCATTAAGTCTGCCTGATGAATTATAAATACCATAGAAGTTCGGGGTTTTTGCTCTGGCATAAAAGACTTTAAATAAGGTTCATTAGCTTGATCATATAAACCATCATGTAATTTAATAGTCATCCATTCGTTTTCAGTGAGTTTAATATCATGATCAACAAGTAATTTAATAGATCTGTCTGGAACTGACATATAGGCTAATTTTTTATTGTATTGATACATTTCACCTAGATTCTTTTTTCTCCATTCATCTTGAGATGGTAAATATGCTATTTCTTCACCATTACCCATTTTACCTAAATCATGGTTTATAGCTGAAAATATAAGTTCTTCAATAGTGTAATTTTGCTCTGCGCCAAATTCAACCCATGTTTTATTTATTGCTAAAGCACCCTCTATAACTCTATTAACATGATCAATATAACCTCCTGGAAAGGCATTATGGTAAGCAACTTTATGAGATGCAGGCATTAATACAAGATCATTTTCGAATTTCTTATAAAATGCTAATACTTTTTCTCTTCTAGGGTCCGAGATGTAGGTATTAATATAACCTATAAATTTTTCCCAATTTACCTGAATTTGTTCTGCTGATAGACTCATATTAATTTTCTCTATTAACTATATCAACTAAATCTTGAATGGTTTCCATCATTTCTTTTTGAGTATTTTTAATCTGAGTAGTATCCCCATTTCTAAAAATATCAAAATCTAATTGTTTTAATTGTCCTTCTAATTTAGATAGACGTCTGAGTGTTAATTGTTTATTTCTCATAACTTTATATTAATTTAATAGGGTGTTCCTTATACCTACCCTATCACCTTTTTTTTATTATACGTTTTTTTCAAACCCCGTGATGGGAATATACGATGTTAGGATTCTGACTCCAAACTACTTTCAAGAAATTTTTGAATTTTTATTAGAAATGCACATTTTTCGTATTCTTCTAGTTCTTCAAAAAAAGATATTGATAATTTTATAGCCGTTTCTAAATGATCATCATGTTGAACTTTTAAACTATCCTGCCACAATTCTTCCTCTATTTTACAATGTTTTATACTATCCCAAGCCCTTTTAAATGTAACAAATTCTCCTACTTCCTCATATTTTCCCACACCCCATTCATCTGTAGGGGATCTAAACATATCAAATAATTTTTTTTGAAATACATTTTGGTTTAATATGATTTTTTTAAACATACCTATTTTAAATGATGGTGTTTTCTCAAACTCAGCAATTTCTATAACCGTTGGGGGGTTTTCATTATATTTGTTCCCTGAGGGTCCAAATAGATTAAATATATGGTTAAGGTCCATGTCATCAATAAATATAGTACTAGTAAGGTATACTCCAAACTTAAAGTAAGAAAAAAACGTCATATATAACTTGGATATGACTAAAAGATAGGGAATTAACTTAGATTTTTATATTCTTTTTCGAATTGTTCTAACGCTTGAAAGTATTCTGCTTTTTCAAGTTTGGTAAGCGATGTATACCATTTAGGGAAATCGCCTCCTTTAATTTTTAATAATTCTTCTTTCAAATTTCTCATATATATTGTTTTCCGAGTTTTTCAATTGCCTCTTGTGCTTCTATAAGTGGTATATCAAAAAATTCACGTTGTTGATTCACGCGGTAAGATGCTAATTCTTCATGGACTTCTTGCTCTAATTGCTCACCATTAAAACATTGAAATGCCCATTCTACTTTATAGGGTAGTGCTACACCTGTAGAGGCACTTATTTGTTTAGCCCTAACTTCAGGTTCATTTTTTGTATAACCTATTTTAAACATGTTAGGTAATGCCGGATTTGATAAAATGTATACCCATTGATCAGCCTCACCGCGGTTAGCGTATATGTCTTTACGTCTAGAGGTGTAATATGTAATTAAATCCCAACCATCTTCATCTTCTGTTTTAGTATAGAAACGGATAGGTGAGTTTAATAAATCTTCTTGTTGGCTGAAATATTGGGAGGCTTTTTCTTCTGTTATTTTTTTAATTTTAACTTTAGACATTAACGTATTTTTTGAGAAATAAGTGCACGAGCTTTAGAAACTTCACTTTCTACAATCTTATTATTATGTTTTGGTGAAACTTTTCGGTTAGTTCCGTAAGCATATAATGGACCTTCATAATCTTTACCTTGTATTCTGCGCTTTCCATCAAAAGATCTAAAATCAGTTGGGGTAACTCTATGCCATCGTGATAATCCTGGCATATATATTTCTAAACATTTTGCCTCATTAAAGAGATATTCTATTTTTTCTGTATAACCTGTTTTTTCCATTAGGAGTTTGGGGTGAATATACGAAAAATTTTATTATAATCCAAATCTTTCTTTTTGAGCTTGATAGTTTTGTAGTACTTCTCCTGCTGATAAGGCACGGGTATAAACTTGTACAGGCCCCATTTGTCCTTCAAAATCTGATTGACCACCTATATATCCTGCTATAGACCAAAAACCTATACTTGCACCAGCAGATACTGTTCCTGTATCTAATTGTTGACCATTTCCATACCATATAACATTACCACTATCATTTTTAGTAACACAATAATTTATCCAAACCCCAGTTCCAAAATCAGTCCAACTACCGTTATCGTATGAACCCTTATAACTTGAATAAGCGCTTGAAGGATTAGCCCAAAAAAAGTATCCACCATTATTATAAGATGACCCTCCTATTAATACTGAAGAAGTAGTAGTATCATAATTTACCCACATATTACATGTAGTATTTGCTCCTAAATCAACATAGGGGCCACTATCACCATCTTGAATATGTATTCTATCATCAACTCCATCAAAATCAAAAATTCCTCCATTTGTATTTTGAATTACAACCCCATAATTTAAAGAACCTGAATTGTTTTCAGCGATATTAGAAATTATAGTACCAGTACCGGGATAACTAATTTTATAAGCAGGGTCAATATAAAATACTAATCCATCCATGACAATATTATTATTTATTTGTCCTGATATGCCTGTTTTAATACCTGCCATTATAAACCAAATCTTTCTTTTTGAGCTTGATAGTTTTGTAATACTTCTGATGCTGAGAGGGCACGGTTATATAATTTTGTAATTGAAATACTCCCATTAAATTTTGGTCCTCCGGCTTGTGCACCACCTACCCAAAAATTAGACGTTCCATTTAATGGACTAGGAACGCCATTAGAATTTGAATTATCTAAACTCCCATTAATATAAATCTCTAAATTACTACCCTTATTAATTAAAACAATATTATTCCAATTTCCATTATTTGTAGCAGTATTAGCTTTTATTTCATTGGATGAGCTATAATAACCATTACTGGAGGGCCAAAATCCTATTTTACCATCCGAGATTTGATACATACCAAAAGTAGCTTGGCCCGAATTGTTTTGTGTTATTATATTAAGTGTATCTGTAGATGTATAATTAGCCCAAAAACTCACGGTGAAATTTCCTGTTATATCTATATGATTATATTCTATATAATTTGTTCCCCCATCAAAATCAAATGTTCCCCCATTAATATTTTCAAACATACCAGATGATTGAAGAGTACCAGTAACACTATTAACTAAATCTGTAGAAGCAGTACCACTCCCCGGATATGATTTTTTATAGGCAGGATCGACATAAAATACTAACCCATCCGTAACAATATTATTGTTTATTTGTCCGTTTATACCCGATTTTATACCTGCCATGGTTATAAATATTTAGGCAAATCTTCCTTTTAA